TGCCATACCAATAATTAAAAATATCTCCATACCTTATCTTCTTTTTCGACCATCTTCAGTTTCAATATCATCCGTGTGGTGGTCAAATAACATATCTGACATAATTTCACGTTTATCCATCATTCGTATGATATCGTCCATATCATATACTCCAAACGTTGGGTGACCATCCATACCAACATCCATTTTTTTACCTTTACCAAATCTTAGGTTTGTAGGTAAGTGAACGTGTCCGTGAAGGTGGATAACACCACCATTTAGATTTTCCCAAGAAGCGATTGGAAAGTGAAACAATTCAAATGTTTTGAATTTGTAGGTCATAATATCTGAACGAGAAACACTAGCAAATAATTCCTGACAATTCTCCCGGTTATTTTTTATGTGGTGGTCGTGATTACCTAATATAAGGTGAATCTCTTTACACACAATTCTATCTCTAAACTTTTGGATGTTTTCAAACCCACCAAAAGACCAATCACCCAAGTGAATTAACACATCATCTTCACCAACAACACTATTAATTCCATTAACGATTGCTTCGTTCATTTGTTCAATCGTTTGAAAATCTCTAGTTTGTGATATTGGGATACTACCATCCGGTAATCTCCAAGCCGTTACTCCACGGCAAATGTTTTTGTGTCCGTAGTGTGTGTCGGACGTAACAAAAACTTTTCTATCTTTTTCTATTTTAATCATAATGCAAATCTAATTCTTTTTTTCCAAACCAAAAAGGTTTTTCTCTGTTTTTCCAAGACGCCAAATTATCTTTAGCCCCCATATAATAATTTCTATAAGATTCCACAACAGAATCTGTTTTGAACTCATCCGGCATTGCCATAGCCGGAGTAGTAAAACCAATATCCGGGATGTTTGGTTTATTAATTATACACCAATTAATCACATCTATTGATTTGTGTCTCTTACCATACCTGTGGGTATATTCCTTACCCAATTCCAACCCCAACTCACACAAGTACAAATAGTTTGATAAACTCTGACGAGCCCATACTGCACAAGGGTGATTCTTATGTGATAACTTGTACGGTACTTGGTCGTTACTTGGTCGGTACTTGGTCGTTACTTGGTCGGTTACGTGATGAACCGAACATAATAACTGAGCTGTTTCCAAAATCATTTTAACTACGTGTTTATCTACGTGGTATTGTGCCGACAATTTAGGATTTTCATCCAAGAAAAATATATTCATTATTTATTTTTTTATAAATCCGGTACAAAGATATAATTATTTTTTTTTATTCCAAGGAATTGACCCTTTTTTTCTTCCGGATTTCTCAATATAAGGTTCATCAATTTTATTAATTTTATAATATCTCCAAATAAAACCTCCGGAACTTTTTGATTTACCTAAGGAACAATTTTCAATACCGCCTCGACTAATATTCAATTCATTTGAAACTATTTTAATACATTCCCATTCTTTTATAAAAAAACCTTTTAAATCGTATTGATAAACTTTTTTTACATTATTTCCACAACCTGATGAGGATTTTATACCTTTATTCCAAGGAATACCTCCTTTTTTTCTACCCGACTTTTTGTATGTTATTGGTTTTATTTCTTCATCAATATTATTGTTTTCATACTTCCAAATAAAACCACCTGAACTTTTAGAACTCCCCCTCCCACAGTTTTCAATACCACTAGGTTTAATTCCTAACTCTTTTGATGCGGTTTTAACTGAATCATATCTTTTAATAAATTCACCTTTTAATGTAAATTGTAATATTGGTTTTCGATTATCTAATCTTTTAGGTAAACCTAGTAATCTTAATTCATTCCTAAAATTATCATAAATTCGGCTTGATGGTGAGTAACGTTTCTGATTACCATTACCATTTATTAAACACCACATTGCATAATACATTTTGTTAGAATATGGTGTTTTTTTATAAATCTCAACCAGTAATTTATGACAAATATAATGTTCTTTTGGTGTTAATAACACTAAATTACCCTTATTATTTAACCCACCCACACTTTTAGGTATTATGTGATGATTTTCATAAATTTGGCCTTCTTTATTTTTTTTTTTTTTTTTTTGAGTTCGCCCTATCTATTATTTTCTCATATATTCTAATATAATTCATAACTTTTGTTTAATTATAAATATCACAAAAAGTTATAATATTTTATTTTAAACCAAATAATATTACCATAACCAATAATGTTTGATTATTTAATAGGTATTTGAACTCTTATACAAGTTTCGGGTTGTTTTTCATTCTTTAAGAAATTATTAATCCAACCACAAATATTATGAGCACCAACAGGATTTGCTGAATGAACATAAACTAATGGAAATGTAAATTTACCATTCTTTTTTGCATTCTTAGTCATATTAACCCTTTCCGGAAATTCATAATAAAATTGATTAACCAAGAATTTTGCAGCGTCATACCCGGTTTTCTCAGTGATATTATTATAATCCAAAGTATAATTTGGAGAAACATTATCGTAATATTCTTTCATAGCAGTATCACCCAAATCGTGGTCAAGAGAGATGATTTCAATATTAGGTAGCCCAAGTTCATTAACCTTATTAACAAATTCCTCATAACTCCTAACAACAATCCAATTATCACCGGTTGGGGTTCTAATATCGTCTAAATAAATTCTGTACATAACATTTAATTTTGCTACAAAGATAAACAAATTTTTTAAATAAAAAAATCCATCACTAAAAAAATGATGGATTTATTTTGAAACCTTGTTATTTGTTTATTTTTTAGAATTTGTTCCCACAAGAAGAACAAAATTTATCGGAATCTTTTTTTCTTTTTTTCCCACAGTTAGTACAATATACTTTTAATTCTTGTTTCTCATATACTTTTTGAGACATAGGAAGAATTTTCCATATTGATGTAGCACAAGAGTAATGATTAAAGGTTTTATCTACGGTTTTGAATGATTGGTCACTCATACCACCTTTTTCAACTCTACCGGTTTCAATAGATTTTTCAGAGTCCATAGATAACATATCCATAGTAACTTCACTACGAGAATTTCCTTTTGATTTTTTAAATCTTGATGTTTCACTTCTTAAAAAATCTCTTTTGTTCGGGCCAGCAAAACTTGTATTGTTAGATGAACAAGTAAACGATACATTATTACTTAAAGTTGTATGAGCATAACCACCTGAATAAGTATTACTGTTAAAGTAGGTATAAGTCGGACCACCGAATGAACCACCATAATAAGTTATTGGGTTATTCCACACCGGTTGTTTATATTCATCAAAGAAGTCGATAACAACATCCCCATTTCCGGCGATGGCATCCAACACCTCATTTGATGTTCCGTCAACTTCATAAGTTTCAAACTTAAATTTACGTGGGTCATCAAGATATCTCTCAAGATAAACTCGTTGTCCCGGTTTAAGTACAATTCCTCCTCCGGAGATATAACTTCCGTCAAGTTTGATTTTTGCTAATACTGTGGTAGTCGATGGGTTAAATAATTCAAGTTCGAATTCATCCCCATTATTTAGATAGACGTTGTGTCCAAATTGTTTAAGACGTTTTTTGTCTTTTGTGATGTAGGCACAAGGCGTACCTGTTTTTGTTTGGTAATACATAATTTCCTTATTTTATTTTTATGTTTATTGAACTTCTCTTCGTTGGTATTAATTCCAACTCAAATGCCTCTGTGGACACGAGAACCTCAGCAACAAGGTTTCAAGAATAAATATAAGGGTAATTTGTTTTATTATCAATAATAAAGTTAAAATGTTTTGATAAAGTCATCAACTTTATTGTGCAAAAACAACTTTATCAATATAAAGTATTAGTAATTCCAATTATCATCATCATTATCCGAGAAATGATGATGTTCATTTTTATGGTGTTTTTCTTTATGTTTTTCTTCCCCAATATGAAAACCAACATCTTTTAGAAATTTACCAATTTTTGTGTTTTTTAATAATTTTGAAAAAAATCCCATAATTTAATTTTTTAGATTGTTATTCTCCAAACTAGTTTGGCTTTATAATTGTAAATATGTAAAAATATTTTTTGTATCGTTTTGGATATCCATTTGTTATTATAAACCCATTTTAATTTTTTAACCAAATCTTTTTGAGAGGTTGGACGACATTTTAAAAAATCCGGCATCCACTCAATATCTTCACCTGCAATTATTGGAACATTTGCGGCAACAAAATCCGCTGTAACAATATTGAATGACTCAGTAAACGATACCTGAACCCCCATATCCATTTCTGATACCGTGCTTAAAAAATCTTTATGGTGGTACCACTTATGTTCAACCAATTCGTGTCGGTTATTTTCAAATAGTGAGCGTAAATTTTTAACAACATTTTCACCGGATTGTTCTACCCTTGATGTATTTACGTGGAATCTAAGGGTTTTATTTTTAAGTTCCGCGAACTCAATACACGCTAACGCTTGGTGAAAAGTATTTTTCATAGGTCGTATAGCTCCAAAACAACCTATGTTAATGATTTTATCATTATTATTTAATTTTGACTTATCTTCAAAGTCTTCAAATTTATAGATATTAGGTAAATAGATGTATTCACCTAAAGGTAATGCAAAACGTAATTGTTCGGTTAATTCGGTTGTGTTTGGTGCTATCAAGACATTGTTAATTAACCCATATTCATATATCCATTTTAAAGCAACACCTTCATTTGCCAAGAATGGTGCTTTTGAATGAATCCTAATTATCCATTTTCTTTTTTTATGTCTTGGAATATTAACTAACTCATTAAGTTTTAATGGAGATACCCATAACGCTTCTAACACAACAATATCCGGGTCAAACTCTGTAACAACTTTATCAACACCATTTCCATCAGTAACGGAAACTAATTTAGCATCCATAAATTTTGATAAATAATCAACAACGAATTTTGCTGAATTATATAATCCTGAAGTTATCCCGTACTCAATTTTTACACGGTCACAAGTGATGAATAATATTTTTTTTGACATTTTTATTGTTTATTAATAAATATCAAAATATAACCTTATGTGTGAATTTTTTTTAAATAAAAAACCCCCAAGTTTCCTTGGAGGTATATTCTGATAAACGTAGGGTTACCGGGTACCTACACTGATTAACGACAATCAGACCACCGTTCACCACCTGTAAGGGCCTAACGACTGATATTGTAACTTGCTTACACTCAAATATCGATTGTTGTCCCGTTGGGAGTCGAACCCAATTCTCCTGATTATGAGTCAAGTGCTTCTACCACATAAGCTACGGGACGAAATTTAGGTTTTGATGTTAAAAACACCCTACACGACTTTAACCTAAAAAGTACACTGAGTAATTTGAAACCCCCAGCGGTTTTTATTGATTACTGATGGTGAGGTACATACCTACCAAATTTATCAACCCTCACAGAGAGTTTCTCCAATCGGAATTTCCATTCCTTAAACCTAGACAAACCTGATTTTAATCTTGCTTGTCTCATTGCAGATTCTTCTGCCTTCTCACGTCCGTCTTCCGTAGTTTCTACGAAAAACGTGGGAGCCTGAACACCGTATCTCACGGGAACTACTCTCCAAATTCTCAATTTCTGAGTCATAATCCTTATTGCTAACAATAAGGGACTATGAGGAGTTTGGGTCTTGGTTTTTCATACTAATTTAATTTCTATATCCAATTATATTTACAAATGTTTGTGTTGAATGAGCCGGTCTATTCCACATCTGTCCTTCCTTCCACGTATACCTTTTAGACACTAATTCTTGTGGGAGAAACTTACCGTTAAAATCAATGTTCTTAACTGTTCCGTTTTCACACATTACTTTAAGATATCCCGTTTCCGGAATTTTATTCAAGTCAAAACACCAATTTTCTTTTTTATCAAGAATATTTGTTAAAATGTAAATCTTAACTTTTGATTGAATCGCTCTATTACCTTGTCGATTACAATAACCCCAATAATCATAGTGGTCTGAAGATTCATCTTTACAGAGGTCAGTAACATCCTTACCCCAAACGTGATATTCTTTTCTGTTAGGTCCGTAGATTACCATATGTAATCCTTTTCCGGGTACATAATTTTGTCTCCCGTAAACCCAAACATCATCTCCAATATTTACTTTTTTGAGACCTTTATGTAAAGAACCATTTTTTTGTCTAATTTTTCTCATACCGGTAATATAATCATTAAATAATAAATATCAAACATATGGTGGTCTATCACCTCAACATTTTCATTGGTACTGTTTTATGTGTGCCTCACGTGATTACTAATGTCACTGTCGCTTTAATGTTTGAATATTTTGTATCATTTCCATAATCCCATAATTTCTACACCACTTTCTAACCGCATTATCACTAACATTGTAATGACGACCAACGGATGTGAATGTTTTATATTTTTCAAAAATTTCCAATAATTCAGGAACTTTCGGGATTGTGTTATTTATTCTTTTTGCTTCGTAATAACATTCAATGGAACAATATTTTTTACTTTTTCCGGTATATTCTCCGTTACAAGTTAAACATTGTTTAATTTCTTGTTTTTTTATTTGTTTTGTTTCATCATCACTCTTATTTATAACATATTTAAGTGTGGTGTTGACCCATTCTTCAGTTGGTTCTGTTTTTTTTGTTTTAATATTTCTACCTCTATAATTATCAGTCATAGAATGACAATTTGGACATAAAATTTGTAAATTATGTAATTGATTATCATTTGAATCCCCGTTGATGTGATGTAATTCCAAACCAATTGGATTTCCCATCCATTCTGATAAATTACAACACTCACACTTAGAAGTTTTTAATCCTTCATCAATCAATCTTTTTTTCAATTTACTACTACCATATACAGACCCCTTTACTAATATTTCATTCAAAGGTATTGGTAATATAACTTTTCTATATCTTTCACCAGTATTCCACCCTTTACCGGTAAAGTGTGATATATCAATATCAAATTCAATTATTTTGTTTTGTATCGTTTTATAATTACCACCCGCAGCAATAATACCTAAATTTTTACATACTTGTGATATTGATAACGATTTTTTAACTACATCCTCAAGTTCTTCTTTTGTGTGTCTATATTTCATAATATCCTTTTATTATAAAAATCTCGAACCTACACAAAGTTTAAGTTTTTTATAAAAAAATTTACGATTACCATTTAGTACCCGGAGAGGGAGTCGAACCCTCACGTCAATGGACACGGAGGCTTAAACTCCGCGTGGCTACCGTTACACCATCCGGGCAATTTTCCACCAATGAGATTAGTTTGGTGTGGATATTTCCGGTTTTTCGTATTGAAATACCCTACGCGTCTTACCGCTTAAAAAGTCAACCATTACTAGGAGGTGAGTTGGTAATCTCCCTATTAACCCTAAGACCCCCTCTGTAAAACCGTTTGAGGCGTCAGCTACACCATTGTTTAAGAAACGATGCCAAATCTATTGAGTATCTCACTCTCAATTGTAGTCAGGACAGGATTCGAACCTGCGTATCCTCGTATGAGTTCGTCATACCGTGCATCTCCAATGTGCTACCCGACCATATAGGACACGGGTTCGGTTTCCCCATATGTGCCCATACTTTTAGTAGTTGTGTTATTTTAAGGGAAGTAACCCGGTACCCACCGAAGAACCCGTATTTTTTGTCCGCACAAAAATTTGTAAAAAGGCCGTATTATCGTTTGGTTTATTTCACCCGTCCGAGTTCAACATTTTACATCCAAGAACCCATACCCTCATACGGAGAGAACGAAAGGAGATGACCTGAAGTCAGGACGGGACTCGAACCCGTGACCTTTCGGCAGTTTCCCACCGAACGAAGTACCAACTCTTCCACCTGACCTACCGGAAAAACTGATGAACACGTTATTCATCTTCGGTTTGAGTTAACCTTGACCATTCTTCCATTTTTTTTGAGAGATTTCCCCAATAAGTATTGTCTATCTCGTCCTAAACCGAACCATCCTTTCTTTTAAGGGTAAGAAACTTCTAACTACCTATTTGTCCCCACTGATTTTTCTTAACTACAAAAAACAGACTCACAAACTGAACCCCCAAAAAACGACTCGTGGATAGAGTAGGATTCGAACCTACAATAGTACCATACTTTTTCACCTGCCGGCTACTTCGAGGACTCGAACCTCATCTCCCGGCGCCCCGGACGCTTTACCATTTACCATCTACCCATTTTTCTTCGACAAAGATAAAATAATCATTTTAATTAATCAAAACTTTTTTATCTTTTTTTGAGCCGGTGATTGGATTCGAACCAACGTGACCTTTCAGTTCCTGATTACAAATCAGGTGCAATCAACCTCTATGCGACACCGGCCTGTCGCAGAGCATTTTTTTTAAGTAGAAGTCAGCTCTGTCTCTTAAACTACTGATAACCAACAGGACTCGAACCTGTATGGATATAACACTTCTTGCTATGTTTTCTCCGGCGGTTTCCGTCCGTGAGCAAGAGATTGAGAAGTTCACTCCCAACCAATCATATTGGACTAGACCCCCGTGTATACCTGTTTCACCATAGTTATCATTTTATTCGTACTGGTGTGGTTTCGGCCGAAACTCGGATTTGTACTTCATCCACAGGACTACCTGTCACCAATTTCTTTAACATCATCACTTCGGCCACATTGGGAGAACCGCAGTTCCCACGTTGTTTAAGGAGGTAGTTGGCGGCGTATCACACCGAGTTATGATAATGTATTTTGTACCTCCGGTGGGAGTCGAACCCACAAAATCTTCTGAGCCTAAATCAGACGGCTTTTCCAGTTTGCCCACGGAGGCGTTTGATAGGACTTTCACCTATCCGTTTTTCAATTACTTCGTCTCAACAATATTATAAGTTCCTTGAACAATTCCGAAACTTGAATCCTCGTGGAATTTGTAAGTTTCTGCAACGTCACCTTCTCTCATTGGTCTTGTGATGGTCCAAAGATGGTCTTCTTTCCAAGTTACATTTACCAATTTTTCACCCTGAGGTAAATTGATTGTTCCGGTTCCACCAAAACTTTTCACTCTTTGATTCTCCGTACAAGATGCCAAAGATACTAATAATATCAAACTTAAAACAATTTTTTTCATAAAAAATAACAAATAAAATTAAAAATTTTGTGATTCCGGAGGGATTCGAACCCCCAACCCTCAGATTAGAAATCTGATATTCTATCCGGTTGAACTACGGAACCAATTAAAATACTGCTGTGGAGCATCACCACAATCCACTTTAAGTTTTTCCCCACTTGGGTTGGCCGACCCGGGTTATTCCCTTCTATCTCTCCCTACGATTCGCTGCAGTTACGTAGTATCCTGAGATGTGTGATAACAGGTGCTGATTAACCTATTTCCGTCGTATTTTTTTGAGCGGATATTCGGATTCGAACCGAAACTTCAGACTTGGAAGGCCCACGTGCTAGCCGTTAAACACCATACCCGCAAATAAAATAGTTTGACCAAATTTTTCACCATTGCGGTCTAAAGGAGCTATGACATCATCTCCATATCCGTTACGGGTAGCTACTCCCGAGAGGACGACCGGTGCGCCGTTGTCTTTCATTATACTTTCACCAACCTATGTGTTAAAGGGTTCCGGCAGTCTCCCCGAAGGTTACTTCATATAATTACTTTTTCACTATTTTGAGCGACTTACGGGACTCGAACCCGTACCTCAACCTTGGAAGGGTCATATGCTAGCCATTGAACACCAAAGTCGCAAATAAAACAGATTTCGCTGCGGCGATTATCAATCTTTACGATTAAATTGAAAGAGTTATGTCGTATCATAACCCTACACCCAAATCTATTTTGAGCGAGTACCCGGAATTGAACCGGAATCTCCATCGTGGCAGGATGATGTAATACCATTATACCATACTCGCAGTTAAGATGAATTTCGGACTTGTGTACCGAATGAGACCCTTTAATTAAATCACTAATCCCGGATGTGGTCTATTCATCTATTTTTTTATTATAATTTGGATTGTAAAATCCCAATCTCTTTTTCTAACCTCTTTCTGTCTAAATCGGTTAGTGGAACTTTAACGTCCCTTGTTCCTTTTTGGGTTTTTACACCACTTTTTAATTGATGTTGTAACATCTCCAAAGCTCTCGCTTGTCTCGACTTTTGTTGAACTGTCGCCATACGTTGGTTTTTAGATTAATAATTAGTTGCGTCGCCCAAGAATCGAACTTGGTTTGTGTAGCTTATGAGACTACCCCCGATACCAACCGGTCCCGCCCGCCATTTTTGTTTTTTGATAGTTAATAAGGACTCGAACCTTAAACTTACCCCCTTTTTCACTTGCCCTTTATCCCTATTGTGTGCTACTAACACTATCGTCGTTCAATACTCCAAGTTACTCGAGCGGGTCGTGCCGCCTACACTCTAACCACTTTACGGTTTCGAACCCGTCCAAGATAGGTTAATTACTCCTATTTTATTTTTCATAGTATTTTTTCCATTTCCTAATGGTGTTATCACTAACCCCATATTTTTTTCCACAACCTCTATACCCCAAAGAATTGATTTCATCGATTAGTTGAAAGTAATTTGGTCTCTCAACTTTACGTTGTTTAATTTGAGAACATTTAACACAAGTGTCATTTCTCCCAAAAGTTGGGTTACCACATTTACATTTACTAATTTCTTTATCTTTGTGTTTCACATTTTTACCCCCGTGAGTAGGTAGAGTTGCATTACAATTAGGACAAACAATTCTTAAATTTTCAATTCTATTATCATTATTTACCCCATTTATGTGGTCTAAAATTAAACTAATTTTATTACCCATCCAATTTTCATCTTGACCACAAATTTCACAACATCTATTCTTTAATCCTTCTTTATAAAGTCTCTCTTTCAAAGTAGTTGTACTTAAATATAATGAATTTTCAACTAAAATATCAACTAACTCGGTTTTTTTCTTACCTTTACCACCGGATGATGTTAATCTAAAATGATTTGTCGGAATTTCAAATAAATTAATATATTTTTTAACGGTTTGTCTATTACCATAAAATGGTTGTAAACCTAATTTTTTTGTTACTTCCGAATAATTGTTAGATGAATTAACTATCTTTTCTAAAATTTCTTTCGAATATCTCATAATATGTCTTTTATTATAAATATCTCGAACTCCCAAAAAGTGACAGAAATTTATATTTTTTTTTGCGGTACCGGAGGGGGTCGAACCCTCTATTTTACAGGAGTGACAGTCCAGTTCCTCTCCGCGAGGCCCACGGTACCAATTTTTCAATCCAAAGGTGACCATCCTATAACAATTGAATGAGAAAGAACCGTGTTTCCCGGGTAGTGACTTCCCGTGTCCTGTCTTCCTGTTTGTTTGACAAAGGTAAGAAATAGTTTTTAATTAACCAACAACTTTTTCAATTATTTTTTTAACTAATTGTACATCCGCTCTTCCTTGGAATTTCTTGTTGAATGCTCCCATCGTTTTACCGATTAGAACTTGTGGATTTGTTGTTACGTCCATCTCAACAATTAATTTACGAACTTCAGATTCAATTTCGTCCTCCGTCATTTGTTTTGGAAGATATTTCTCAATAACTTCCAACTCAGATTTCTCTGATTCCACCAAATCCATTCTTCCGGCCTTGGTAAATTCTTGAATTGATTGATTACGAGTTTTTGCAATTGATACAATTACTTTTAACGCCTCATCATCCGTCAATTCACTTTTCTTGATTTTTTCAGCGTCAGATAATTTAGATTTCAAATTACCCAAAGCCATTTTACCAATTGTGTCCTTTTCTTTGAAAGCCGTCACAAAGTCAGCGTTCACTTTTTTTACTAAACTCATCTTCTTTAATTTTTAGTGGACACAGTGGGAATCGAACCCAAACAATCTGATTGCAAATCAGTTGACCTGCCGTCGGCATCTGGCCCATATTTTAGGTCTCTGTACTCAAAACCCCTTGGTAGGGAACTAGTTGCGTGCCTGCGTCCCGGGAATCGAACCCGGATAATCTGTCAGAGTACCACCTCAGTTCTGCAAAGACCATAACATATTCTCAACTATGAATTCTGATAGTCAAAGGAATGTTACCAAACCTAAAGTACTGCGTACGGGGTTCGAACCCGTGCCTTATCATAGAAAGTGATACGTGTTAACCTCTTCACTAACGCAGCGTGTATATTACCAATATGTCAAATAACGTGTTTTTCTAAATCCGGTACAAAGATATAAAATCTTTTTTAAACCACCAAATTATTTTTCATCTTTTTTTTCTAAATCTTTTTCATCAGTTTCTGACTCAAGATTTTCTACGGTTTTTAACCCGTATGATACACCTAAAATAGGTGAGTATTCCATAACTAACTCTTGGTTAGTCTCTATCGTTTTATTGTCCGACATAATACTTACATTTTTATTTCGATACAAAGGTACGACTTATTTTTAAACTGCCAAATTTTTTAACAAAAAAATTCAAAAAAAAATCCATCTTTTTTACGAGATGGATTTGAATTGTTGATTTTCAGTTATGTAACAATACATCATACCATCTCCGACCGAGTTGTATCTCTACCCTCCGCTCCTGTTAATAATAGTATTGTATTTAATGTTTGCATTTTCTGTGTTATTATAATTTTCTAATAAATATACACTAATTTATAAAAGTGTCAAGTTTTTTGAAAAAAAAAAATTAATTTATTTTTTTTCGTATTACCGAATCCATATATTTTACTATGGTTTCTTTCGCCTTATCTAACTTTTTAAGTAAGTTAAAAACTCTAAGTTCTTCTTGATGGAATGATTCCACTTCTTCCGGTGTTAAAAAATAGACGGTTTGTGGCCACCATTCTCGTCTATACTTTCTTAATCCGAAATTTTCCAAATTATCAATATTATCATTAAATGTGTATCGATATCTACCTTTTTCTCTTTGAGATTTAACAATTTCATCCGTAATGAATTTATCATCCATTACTCTATTTTCCAAATCTTCGGTTATTATTACATTCTTCATATTATTTCTTTTGTAAAATAAGGACTATGGTGTTAAATAACGCTTCCGGGATTGGGATGTTATCAACATCCTCTTTTTTTATTTTTTTCTCCCAATTATACCAATAGTTACCACCTCTTTTTTTAATTAATTCGTGTAAATAAAATCTAACTAATCTTGATTGGATAAGAACATTCAAAATATTCAATTCTGATGGAAATGGCATATGTTCCGGATTCCAATGTTCTCTTGATAGTTGTTTAGTTAAGAAATTTTTAATTGAACCTACATTATATTTTAACCCAAATTGTTTTAAATCTTTAAGTTTTGGATTTTGGTCTAACATAGACATAATATTATCTTCCTTAGATTGACGTTCGTCTGAGTGTTGTTCAAGAATATTTCTTTTTTCTTCTTCAGAAATAATAAATTTTTTCATTTGTGATTTTTAATATAAATATTCTAACAAATCGAATTCGTTGATAGGTAAAGTTGTTTTTGGACTTGAATTGAAAAGATTTCCCTAATAATAAGAGGAAAACGATAAGTTCTTCGAGGTATTGTGATTTTATTCATATTAATATTGATAATAAAAAAAGTTTAACAACCCCGCCCTCGGGTCGTAGCGGGCAACAATGAGTGTTTATTATTTATATTTATAGTTAATAAATTTATCTGATTTCAACCTACGATTAATAGTAGTAGGATGAATATTTAGTTTTTGACCAGCATCAACCAATGTTCTATATTCAATTTCGTCAATAAAAAACGGCTTGTTATGGTCTCTCAATTGACCTTTTTTTGATTTGGACATCATAACTTTTGTTTCATCAGAAAGAGGTTTTCCTTTAAGAGCCTTTGATATATTTTGTTTATGTTCATTAGTCTTAACGTGTTTTGATAGTGATTCAACTCTTTTTCTAATATGTTCTTCAGATTGTGACTTACCTTTCCAAAAATTATTCTCAGTAAGAGTTTTTGATATTTTACTACGAACCTGTTGTGACATTACTTGTTTCTGTTCGGATGTTGCAGTTAGTTTACAATTCAATCCTTTTTTTCCCATTACTTGAAATTGTTCTTGCCAATACCTCTCACGGGTATTAAGGTCTTCAAAACTACATTCTTCTAATACCTCATATATGTGAGAATATGGTGTATGTTTTTTTAACGAGTTATATAATCTTACTTGACTCTTACAATGTGAGAGTCCTTGATATTGTCTAAATCTTTTTTCAACATCAATACTTTGCCCGATATAAACTCTACCCACAGGACTTGTTATTTTATAAATTCCTATCATATTAAATAAAAAAGGAGAAGTTAGAATAAACCCTCTGCGACAAGGTGTTCTTCTAAAATCTCCGTAATATTTTTATTGAGTGGTCGCAGTACTCTTATATAATATAAATATCAATTTGTTATGGAATTTTATATTTATTTATGAAAAATTTAACATCTTTGTCGCACTCTGGTTTGTAATGGGGCTACTTGAGAATTACTTCTTGTGGGAATGATTAGGACTTCGTCGTGTTCGTCACCTAATGCTCTACGCCGTATCTTCCTTTGAACTTAATCGATTACAATTGGCGAGGTTTACCACTTTCAACACGCTATCCTATATCATACGTTGGTTATAGGCAACCATCAAGATGTTAAACTTTTTATTTATTTTCACCGTATTTTTACGGTGATTATTGCCGGTATTCACCGTATCGATAAACTTTTGTGGGTAACAGGGGATTCGCACCGAGAGCCTTGACATATCTTTTTTTCGCGAAATATTACAATATGTTGTACTCCAATTAACCTTATTCTATGACACCATTCTCACCGGAATGGCCCGATTCTCTACACCGGAAAGGTTACCCAATTAAAAAAACAGACAGAATGATTTTCCGATATTCTCATCTTGGGGGATAATGGATATCACGTCCTTATCTACCCTCGGCGGTCTCTTGGTTTGGTTGATTACTCCAAACCTCACATCCATATTACCACTGACGCAAGTTATATATCTGTTTTTTATTTCTTCGGGAGAGACCCCCAAGGAACCATAACGGTCAATAACCCTTGGCTCGCTCTCCGTCTTCTGTGGTTAGGACAGGATTCGAACCTGTAACATCCTCTTAATCTATAATACCGACGTGTCTACCAATTGCACCACCTAACCATTTAACATAAACCTTATTGGTCCCCTGCCGGGCGACCCCCCTACTTTTTCACACAATCCGGATGCCTCCGAATCTAATTTTCTCTATTACCCCTATTAGGAAACGCGTTTTCCGTTCGGTAGTTCAAGCCCATTTTCGTGGGTATAAGAATTATGTTATTTATTTTTCGACATTTGGGAATTATAAAACTTTAATATCATATCCCCAAATCTGTTAATTAATTTTTCTGCTTTAACTTCCAACTCCTCAGATGGAACGTGTAACGACATTAAAGTTGATATCACAACATCATTAACAAATTCTTCACCATTTCTAAAATTTATTGGTTTATATAAACCCATATATTTTAATAGTCGTCGATATAACAAAATATTAGTATCGTCCATTTCATCATTCGGTATGGTCGGATTATATCTACTTTCTAATAACATATTAGATTTTTCGATATGTCTAATTTTTGAAAAACTTCTATTCATAATTTTATTTTATTTATAAATATTATGAATTTTTGTTGAGGCCAGGGAGGGTATCGAACCCCCTCCGTAAGTTTTGCAGACTTACCGGCCGCCTCGACCAACCTGACCATTAAAAAACCCCCGGACTGACCTCTTCATCCTTGTCTGTACGTGTTATCCGGCCGTGATTACGTAGCGGGGGTTTTAATACAAAAAAACACATCCACCAAGATTGGGATACATCATTTACACGGTGTAGGGACATACCTTCCTGTTATAACGTATAGTATCATACTCAACAAACATAACACTTCTTGGGAGTGTTGTAATCTACTAGTGCTTTATTAGGCACGAAAGCTGGCGTTTAACCATTTCATTACTTGTTCGTTTTTCTATGTGTTTTTAATTTTTACTAAATGTCACACTTTCGGAATAATATCCGTTTGACTCTCCGTACCATCTGATGGTAACGTATCCTTTAATTGTTGCTAGTTTATAAAAAGTCCAAGTAAATGAATCTTGATACTCTTTCGTTGGAACACCTTCCGGATTTTCATCACAATTAACAACCTCTTCAGCCATTAATATTGGTGAATCTAATAAATCATCCAAATCTCCGATTATATCCTCAACATAAACATTTTCACAACAACTTTGTTCGTGATACATACTAAATCTATCACCATCATCACAAGTGAATTGTATATAGTCGTGTTCAGACTTAATGTGTGTTATTGTTTTTCCTAATATTTCTTCAAATTTACATTCCATCTTAATATCCTATTTCGTCTTTAATTTTTCTTTGTTCCTCAAAATCTACTCGTTCGATTCTTTCAACCGGAACAAATCCGTCCAATCTTTTTTCTTTAACATCCTCAAAATGTTCTATGGTATCCAAACGATACCCGAACTTATATCGGATGTATTGGAACTTTTCTCCGTCCCAAAACGCCATATAATTGTTTCTACAGAAACCCTTATACCACCCAATCACCATTTCATTCTTTGGTATCATACTAATTGTCTTTTATTCATTTCCTTCACAATAAACCTAAATTGAATTCTTTGAGGTCCACCCGAATTATTTGAAGTCGATTCATATAAAACCCTTAATTCAAGATTAGAATATCCTTGGACTTTATTACAAAGTTCTTTTGCGGAAATACCCCAAAATTTATTAAATAACCAACTCGTATTAGATTTCATTTGTTTTAAATTTTTGACAAAGATAATACTTTAGTCTGTAATTCCAAATGTTAATCCTCGATTATACCAACCACTTCCGGATAGACAATATTTAACACCATCTTTTGTGTATGTGTACCAAAAATCCCAATCCCAACCATTTGAATCAAAATCACCTTGTTTGAATCCTGATTCTAATATTATCTTTGCAGCCACATCAGGTGACATTAGCGTTGAGGTTGTAAATTCTTTTATCTCCCCATTTAATATTTTGGTTAATTGTTCTTTGAATTCTTCCATTTTTATTATGTTTTAATTTCGACAAAGATAATACAAATTATCTGACTATCCAAAAAATTTAATAAATTTTTTTTACTGTAGTTTTAATAACACTGTCACATTCTTTATCAGATACTGTTAACAAACTATCTAATGTATTAACGTCTATCTCGTTAGTCTTATGTTTGATTAAATATTCTCTAATGTGAATACTATAATTTAACGAGGAGTAGGAACCAACACTTTGTAAGAGTTCAATTTTATCTCTCATATTGTTGGACTTAAAATCACAACTAACGAACAATATTGATAACGTTAGTAATATTAATATTTTTTTCATTTCACTTCAAGATTTTAATCTTTATACCAAAGTATTTCAGATGTTATTTTTTTCTTTTTACTTTTAAATGGACCATAATCTTGTTCAACCCATCTTAACAATATATCATATAGTTGTTTATAAGCAAGTTCTTTCCCCTTATTAGACATTTTCCATCTCCAACTATCGTCACTATCTTATAGTATTGTAACAGGTCCTTCAACGAAATCACCATATAAGTAAGTCCCATTTGGATAATGAGTGATTAAATATCGTCTTCTAATCTGTTTTAATAACTTTACTTTCATAAATTTATTCTTTGTTTTCCAAATATTTTCTTGCTTCACCACACATCTTTTCCAAGACCGATAAGGATTCCAAATTCTTAAACAATATTGTTAAGATTTCTTGATTTTCTTCTTCTGTAACGTCATCACCAATTTCTTTTGGTTCCGATAAATACCCTATAGTAATAAGAGGTAATTTAATAACGGATTCAACAGCCATTCCGAAAGACAATCTACCATCCCCGGCAACAATAACTTTTTCTAATTTTTTTTGTGACATAATTTTAATTTTCTTCTAATATTGTTAGTTTTTTTTGAATAAAGAATTTTTGATTCTTATTTGAACGGTAAAAATGACCTTTAAATATACATTTATGATTTTTAACATCCAAAAAGTTAAATCCTTTTGGAGTCACTTGAATAAATCTATGACCGGTTGTGGTAAGACGATGACCATTCTTCAAATTAACACTAATTGTGTAAGTCTTACCTAATTCTAAATTTCTGAAATATCCTTTCATAATTTTTAATTTTCGGTTTCTAATCTATTGATAACATCTTTAATATTGATATATGAGGTAATAATTACCGGTAATCCAAGAAGAGCGTTACAGAAATCAAACATATATCGATACGTTGAAAACACACTACCAACCGTGACATTATTAAACATCACATAATAAGTTAATAACGCAGTTACACTACCATACACAATTGCCTGAATCCATATTGAGAATTTTGCGTCCAATCCGGACATTTTAAGTGAGAGTTTTTGACCTCGTCTTAACAAATTATTTATTGATGAGATGTTTCTCGTTCCAATAACATCAGTTTGTTCTTCAGATAAATCATTATATTGACTAGTGATATTTGCAATCTTCGGAGAATAATATGCCGTCACACCCAAAATTAAAATGGTTGTTATAACTAAAAATCCAACAATTGTCAAACTCACCATTGATAAGAAATAAATAGCACCAACAATACCAATAATTGTCTGTAATACAACCAACATATCTCGTTCAAAAAACTGAACGATGTAGTGCATCAACGTTAATCTACCATTAACCTTTGTTGTTTCAACACCATTCTCAATTTGATTGTGAGTTTCATTTGATGCGAATCGTCTATAAATCCCGGAGAATACTTTGGTATCATAAATTCTACTGATATATCCGAAAAACATAATCGCCACAAATGTCGCAATTAAATACCAAATATACGAATAGTCTTTCGCGATTAAGTGGTCAATCGAATTACCTAAAATTTTTGGGTACATAACCATCAATACTGAATTGATTGCGAATAACGAATAAGAAAACAATATTGATTTCCAATTCTCCTGAAACATTAATTTTAATTTATCCATATCTCTTAATTTTTGACAAAGATATGGATAAATTTTAAACTACCAAAACTTTTTTTAAAATAATAAATATGGTTCCCATTCTTCCGGAATGTAATGAACCTGTCTCATCAACATTAAATAATGTGGTCGTCTAGGTTGAGGAATTTCTTTTCCGTATTCTTCCAAAGTCAAATTGGACTTCTCACTGTTACATCTTCTACAAGCGGTAACCAAGTTATCCCAAGTGTCTTTACCTCCCTTAGATTGGGGTATTACGTGGTCCAAAGTTAGGGTTTTACGATTGTCACACCCACAATAAACACAAGTGTACCCATCTCTTCGATAAACATTTTCTCTTGATAAAGGAACTTTTTGAATCGGTTGATTCACATACTTAAAAACCCTGATAATTGATGGTTTTTTAATATCCAATTCAGGGTTAATTAATTTGAATGATTCCGGATGTTCGGCAATGACATCAGCATTACCCTTATAACTTATTACAAAAGCCCTATCAGTATTTATAATAGACCTTGGTATAAAACTTGAATCCAAAACCAATGTTTTTCCGTACTTACTCACGACTTTTGATTTTTAATTAAACATTCTTTTTATTTGTTCCCCCGACAGGTAACGCTCCTGTCCTCACTGGTTAAAAGCCAATTGCCCACACTTGTCTGCTACGGGGGATTGTTGTCGGTACGGATGGAATCGAACCATCGACCACTGAAGTATCAGTTCAGCACTCTACCGCTGAGTTACGTACCGTGGCAAAATTATTTGGATGACTCTCATCCGGGAGTATAAACTTTACTAAACCTCACCATACGCTAATTTTGTAAACCCTCACGTATTTTGAACCTCGTCTAGATGGTAGGATTCGAACCTACGAGTTCTCTTGCTCCCAAAGCAAGCGGGGTACCGGGCTCCCCAACATCTAGTTTTTTCTAATTCTACGCTTTGGTCAAATAGCCCTTCTATGAATTAGTAACGGTCTTCTATCGTCAGGGTGGAGAGGGTCGAACTCTCCGCCTCCTGCCTCCAATGCAGGCTTCTCACCCCGAGAATACACCCTGTATTTAATTAGTTGAGTTTATAACATCTTTATCCTACTAAGGCAAGGACTCCATTTGGGGTTCCGTTAATCGATGTCTCATTTATACCCTTTGACGGAACAAGCGAGGGAACTAATTATTCTTTAATGACTTAATCACATCGTCAAATTTACCTGAACGATAATCCTCTCTCATTTGACGTAATCTCTCGTCTCTTTTTTCTATACTCTTTTTTATTTTTTCAATTTTTTCAGGACTTGGATTTGAATCTATTGTATAAACCACACCCATTCTATCCAATTCTTTAATAAATTCTTTTGTCTCAAATACCTTCATAACTTCATTTTTTTATAATTCTACCTAACCACCAACCATTAGGTATTACACTTCCTTTGTTTATTTTTTTATTATCAACACCATTAGTTACCCAACAAGTACCAAATTGAGAGTTTGTTACTCCGGAACCTTGTCCTTTGGATGAATCGGACATTTTCTTTTTAGATTCTTCTGAATGTGTTTTACCTAACCAACTATAATTTTCTAAATTATTATATTTTTTATTATTATGACTATTAACTAAACCATTCTTTAATTTAGACACCCAATTTTTTTTGAATATATTATCGTTTTTTAATTTTTCATTAAGTTTTTTATTTGCACAAATTGAACGATGTCTTTGTTGTTCTTCACTAATAAACCCACCTTGACCTCCAGGTTTCAAATTCATACACAAAACATCTTCTAACAAAATATTATTAACAATTTCCGATTCTCGAATAACTAATTCTTCTCTTGTCGATAAAAATTCCAAAATTTCTTTTGTATGGTTTTCTTTACCATATTTTCTAATAGAATGTCGTAATCTTTTACCACTACCCAAATAACCATCTTCTAAATTGGTAGTACTGTGCATTCCGATATAATATCTCTTTGTAACATCACACGTTGTTTTGTATATGTAATGTATATGAGGTTTTTTTCTTCCCATTTTACCCTTTTACTATAAATATCACAATCTTTTGTAAAAGTACAAAAATGTTTATGGTGGAGAACAAGGGAATCGAACCCTCACCGGTTTTACCCGGAACATCTTAGCAGGATGCCACTACAAACCAATATTAGACTATTCTCCATTTTAGCGCGGATGGTAGAAATCGAATCTACTCGAACATAAGATTTGGAGTCTTACCGGCTACCTCAGCCTCACCCGCATAAATTGATAGGACATCGCTTAACCTATCGTGACGGGCACCCTGTCACTTAACCCGTGTTACCGGGACGATTTTTTTGTGTCCCCAGGAAGAGTCGAACTCCCGGTCTCTTGATTCGTATTCAAGTGTTTTTCCAATTAAACTATGGAGACAATTTCAATATGTTAGCGTGAACTTTTCTATGACAATTAGAACACAAAATAACACATTTATCTACTTCTTTCATTATAGTATCAATTGAGTAGGTTGAATAAGCCATACTTCCAATATTATACTCTTTTGTTGTACCATCTAAATGGTGAAAGTCTAAGCATACCGGTTCAGATTCATCACAAAAATGACATTTCTTTCCTTTCTTAAACTCATTATACCAATCATTAATACTTTCTTTACGTTTACGATTTTTATTCAAATAATAATCTTTATTTTTCTCGTAACTTTTTTTTCGTATTTCTTTATAACATTCACCACACGGATAATGTCTAATACCTTTTTCTTTATTTTTCCATAAAAATTGTTCTATTGGTTTTTCAATTTTACAGGATGTACATACTTTTGTTTCCATAATAATAAATATACGGATTTATAAAAAAGTTCGTAGTTTTTAGATTATTTTTTTAATTAAATGGGAGACCCGAGAATTACACCATCGATATAGGTTACCCCATAACATTCTCATTCTTGGTATTACCCCCCATTTAATTTTGAGGTTGGAAACTTTCACCGTTTTACGACCACGTCAACCTGAACCTCATTTTGAGGTTGAGAACTCCTCTGTGTTGGTTACGTAATTTTCCATAACACCTGTATCTTTCCTTTCTCACGGGAACAACACGGCTTTGAGGTTGAGAACTCCTCTGTGTCGTGTAGCTAATAGATTTCTCTATAATGATTGCTTATTGCTACCTGCTTTGATTCCTTTCTCACGGGAACAACACATTTTAATTTAAGTATTCACACAAGGTGTTAGTTTTATGGGAGTTCTACTGCAGATGTGCCCAAAAGTGACTTACCTAACACGGACTCCAATCCCCGTGAATACTATTTCCATTGAGTTTTTCGGTTGTACTTCCAAGTTTTATAACTTCTGTACTTAATCGATGAATGACCTTTTTTGAAGTTTAAACCTTCATCCCAATAGGGGGGGATATTCCTCTTTTAACCAAATTACTCTGTAATCTTTTGAACAAGTTGCCTTATCCAATTTTTTTCTGTTAGTGTTTACACTCATAATCTCTGAGTCTGTTGTTTAGCAGACCTCAAAGATTATCAAATACCTTTTTCATAACAATTTTTTTTGGGTGTTAGGACGGTACTGCCCCGTCTTCTTTGGTTCCACAAACCAACGCTTCACTAAAAAGCTTCAAACACCATATATAAACCTATCAGTGTGGGTTTGAGATGTACCCTTTTCAATCAGCTTTCACACCCATCACTCCTTCACATAACGGGAGCTGTCAGTATCTGATACCACACGGAGACACTTTTGTTGTGTTTTAACTCCACTTATCGTTGTTAGGTTTTATTTTACCCCCCTTCTCCATCTTAACGGAATGGATGCCATATGGGAGTGGGGGGTTCCTGTTATTTCAGGACTCCGCTGACGGGGTGGGATTCGAACCCACGATGGAATAATTTCACCAGATTAACAGTCTGGACCGTTCGACCAACTACGGCAACCCGTCAATTTTTATTCATATATTTTACCCACTTTCTAATTGAGTTATCACTAACACCATATATTTTACCTGTACCAACATAACCAAACTCACTTATTTGTTGTTTTAAAGTTTCAACATCAGGTCGTTCGACTTTTCTTTTATAAATTCTTGGTTTAACTTCTTTAACTTTATCACTATTAAGTTGTTTAGAACCTCTACAATACGTATGTGTTTGAGAATGACAATTTGGACATAAAAATCTTAAATTATCTAATTTGTTATCATCATTAATACCATTTATATGGTCTAAATGTAATATAATTTTTTTTCCATTCCATTCATCAATTAATCCACATTCTTGACATTTATACTCAATTAAACATTCATCAATAATTCTTTTTTTCATATGGACTTTAGAATACGACGAATTTTCTTTAAAAATGTCTTCGTTTGAATATTTTTTAGACCATTTATTCCCTCTTTTGAAATCATATACTAAACCTGATAAATCAATATTATATTTTTTAACATAACGGTCTAATGTTTGAAAATTACCTGAATTTGTTGTTATATTTAAAAATCTTAAAACATCTGACTTACATTTACTTTTCTCAACAGCCTTTAAAATTTTTTCTAAACTCCATTTATCTGACCCAACATAACCATCAGTTTTTAAATTGTACTTTTTTAACCAATATCTTACAGTTGAAGGGTTAGTATTTAATATTGATGAAATTTTATTTATTGATAATTTTTCATCAACTAATTTTTTTAAATTTTCTTTATCCATAATAACGTCTTTTATAATAAATATCTAAAAGAACACAAATAGTCAAATCAAATGTAAAATTTTCTAACGATATGATTAAGTTTGTTGTGGGGACTACCGGTTACGCTCCGGTCTCTAACGGGCTTCAACCGTTCGCTTTCACTAGATTAGCTTAATCCCCAAATAATGATAATGTTGGAGTACCCATCTCGCTCCAATCTTAACTGCTTTGATAAGTTTTACGGTGCACCGGCAGAGGGGGTGATGAATTCTTTGACCCAAGGGAGGTGTCGACTCCTTAATCCTTGGAGAAAACCATTATCATTTGTGAGAGTAGTAGGAATCGAACCTACTCAGCGTTAAGCAACAGTTTTACAGACTGCCCCGGCTCTCCAACTCCGGCGTACTCCCAATTTAAACTAAAAGCCAAGGATTTTCACCTCCGAACCTCTTTTGCAAATGTGGCCTACATTGCTGAGTGATAACGCGTATCGCGACACTTTTAGTTTTTTATACTTTAAACAATCTTCTTCCATCACTAATGATTGTCTCAAATTTTTCACCATCCATATTTTTATCACCCAACAACCAATTTGGTTGAATTCTTGGATTGTACTTAATTTGATTTTCACTATGACTTGAAAAATCATTTGTTTTAATTTCAACCGACTCACACAATACCCAAGCACATACTTTTTTATGGTCTCCTTGGAATATTTCCTGAGCAGATTTTTGGTTGTTTTTTAATACACAATTTCTAAGAACTAATTGAACTTCATTTGGGTCAAGATATTCGGTCTTTATCCCCGGACGTTCTACTTTCCATTTAAGGTAATTTTTACCTCTACCAAGATTAAATCTTATCTTACTACTTTTCATTGGGCAAAATTATGAATTAATTTTTAAACTACCAAATATTTTTTAATATTTTTTTTGTACCTCGAGAGGGAATCGAACCCCCGCCCTTTCCGTGTAAAAGAAATACGCTACCATTACGCCATCGAGGTAAATGCACTTCCTTTCCTGTGTGGTATAGTGCGAACCAATATTGTCCCGAGAAACGGTATCGAGCCGTTCTAGAAATAGATATGAGCCATCTCCGGTCACCTGACCCCTCGGAATTTTGGTGGATATAGATTCATCATCTACTCTTGGGTTTCCACCGAACCCGTTTGAGGTGACGGTAGGAATCGAACCTACCTTACAGAGTTTGCAATCCTGTACCTAACCACTCGGTCACATCACCATTTTTTTTGTTACCCCTGAGAGAATCGAACTCCCACCGTATGGACCAAAACCACACGTACTAACCGTTATACGAAGGGGCAATAATATTTTATACCTAACCACCGATTACCACAATTACGGTGAAACTCCGGGCTCCTACGCCGGCGCTGTTCTTTTGACTCGTGGATTACACCATTAGGTAGAGTCGCGGAGGCGACAGGACTCGAACCTGCACATCAGTTTCCCGATACTAGTTTTCAAGACTAGGGTGATACCAATTACACTTTACACCTCCAATTTTTTCTTATCAATATGTCAATGAACTCTCATTTTTAATTTCGGTACAAAGGTAAGAACCTTTTTTTAAACTACCAAATTTTTTTTTAATTTTTTTTAAAAAAAAAATCCTGAACTTTTTAGATTCAGGATTTTGGTATATTTTCGTATGTTTAACTTCTTATATAGTTGTTAAGTCATCCCAAGAAAAATCATCTGAATCTGTATGCGAGGTACGCGGATACGAACAATTACTAAATTGTTGTTTCCAAATCACTACGTTCATATGTTTATTATTTCTTGTCATTTTTTCTAATTTTTGTGGTATCTCAACCTGTTGTTTCTAATAATTATATCAAACTTACGAAAAGTTCAATTAAAAGTCAAATATTTTTTTATTTTTTTTTAAATTTTACATTTTTTCAGTTTTAACCTGAAATATTTTTCTCCGGGTCTATCGGAATAAAAGTAAAAAGTTATATTATCCTCAGATTTATTTTCCATTATAATTCTAACACTTGATTCGTCTCCATCATCATCTATTAACGTATATAAGTAGTTGTACTCTCTAATAAATAATTGTTTAGACTTAACATACATCGTATAATTATTTTTTTCCGTAATAATTGAAATGGTGTGTGAATTTTTATCCTCATAAAAAATCACTTCTCCCGGTATCTTTTTTATATTCCATCCATCAGGTGTTCTAAAATCAACCGTTTCAAATTCAAAATGTTTTTCTTGTGAAAGAATATTAATACTAAATAAAAGAAATAATATTAAGAACCTCATACAAGTCTATTTCCTATCTTAAGAATAATATTTTCTTCATCGTTGGATAAAAGGTGTTTTGAGTTTTTTAGTTTGAGTAAAATTTCTTCCCATTCTAAATCCATCACACTACCACCCTCCTTTTTTGGAACCACTTTTCCGTTAAATCGTGTTAAATGTCCGTCTTCAATCAAATCTTCAATTAATTCATCGATTTCTCTGCGACTACACGCATTAAGATATTCCCAAGGTTCAATATCAATTTCTGTACTAAAATCTGGCATAATTATAAATTTTCAAAATAGTTAATAATCTTTGTTACTTGTTCTTTACTATTCCAACCTGAAACCTCATCACCATCAGGCATTGGCATAAATGTTCTTAATGTTTTAGACCAAGCTGCGACTTCAAAACTTGAAGTACCGTTTCCATATAAACCATCTCCACCAACAACCGATATTTTAATATCGTTTCCTAAATCTAATGTTGCTTGAACTCGGTTACCACCCAATTTATGTGGTCTAAATACTAAATCGTCAAATGTTTTCATTGTGCAAAGATATAACTATTTTTTATTCTACCAAACATTTATTGTTTTTTTATTAAATATTTGTGTCCGGAATCGGAATTAATCTCAAAAATCTCTTTCATTTTTAACGCCTCTTCCTCAGTATCAAAACTCATAATCTCAGAATGAGAATCAACCAAAATCACCGGTAATTCAATACCTGTATGATGTTTTATCATTTTTACTATTACCCACATAATCTTTTTTGTATAAGTATAGGTAAAAAACAAAAAGGTGTCAAATGACACCCTTTTGCTAGATTTGGAATTTCCCCCCTTTCTTTTAGTTGGTTAATCCCATCCGGTAACTAACCGGAGGTAAGTTTAAGGTTTAACCGCATTTAATTTCATTTGGTCAGCCTTGTTTTCCAATTTCTTTGTCACACCTCCAAGAGCCGGACAAATGAACTTAGATAATCCTGTTTCTAAATTTCTTACTAATTCTGTATTATTAATAGCACTAAATAATCCATTTCTAACAACATCGGATATTCCTCCATTATAACCTTTATCGTGCTGTAATTTACGAGCAATACCTTCACCAATTGATTCAGCAACTTTTTTGGTTATAAAATCACAATCCGTTAATTTTGAGATATCATCAAAATGTAAGTTACCAATTGCAGCAACTATAACACTACCAATCCATCCTTCAGGATTTACTGGTGTTAATTTTTGTAACAACCATTTACCCATATATTCTTTGAATGTTCCGAATATCGCCTCTGAACCGTGTTGACCAAATAGACCTTTGATTGTATCCCAAAATTCTTCTTTGATAAGTTGTTTATCAAACCCTTGTGATTCTAAATAAATAGCTTCTGAAATAATTTCATTAAAGAATTTTTCTCTTGGTTGTTTAAATTTAAGAATTCTATTTTCCATTAGAAGTTTAGTTCTTGTTTGGATAATTCTTGTTTCGGCCAATAAGTTATTTTGTTTTTCTTCCGAAAGTTTTGAAAGATTTTCTTTAATTATGTTTGTTAATTTTGTTTTTGATTCATTCATATCCGCCTTTCTAAGTGGGAAAGGTAAATATGGGTTTTTACCTGATGGTAAGTTTTTATCTTTACCGGATAATAAGTAAGATACCTCTTTAATACTTAAAGTCTTACCTCTAAACCATTTGAATATACGACTATCTTTACTTACGGTTGGTAAGTCAGTTTCCGATATTGTTAAACCTGAATAAGCATTAGCACCATAACAACCTTTAATAAATGTTCTGTTATCAGAGTTATTAATTGTTGGGTTAGAACTTGGGTCTTGGTCAGTCTCAAATCTAATTGCCGCAGATAAATATTCGACTATTGCCGTCTTACAAGCAGTTTCATTATATTGTTTTTTACCACCACCCGAAGTTATTGGTCCAGCCGTTGCCGGAACATAAATTACAACATCTTTATCATTATAATTTAAACCATAGTTTCTACCATTAATTACTCGATATTGAGATAACTCACCTCTATTAGTTGGTGGGTTTAATGAACCTGTACCACCGCTAGCCGGGGAAAGTGGAACTAACGCATAATCATTATAATCATTTGGATGATAATATGTTAACATATCGTTCCAACTTTTAAATACTGAAGAGACGGCTCCTTGTTTAGCAAGATTTTGTAAATCTGTACTAATACTATTAATTAAAAAATATGGGTCAGTATCATAATTTTTAGGGTCAATACCAAATTTTCTTAAAATATCAGTATATTGTAAATCTAAATCTGAATACGGAATACCTTTAATGTGCATTAAACCATTTTGGTCTTTAACATATGTGAAATTACAAGAATTACCTTGTCTTTGTAACACCATTCCATCATAAGTTAAATATGCCGTCTGACCTGTCGTTTGACCTGTCGTTTTTAATGTTATTTTTTTACCTGCAAAGTATATTTTATTATTAACATTAACCGGTTTTGAGGTACCATTATTAGTTCTACATAGAGCTTCTAATGTACCTGTCGCCTTTAACATTGGATTAGTTCTTAAAATATTTAACTCATCCTTAGGTGCTTGAACAATATCTACTCTTTGTTCAACCACTAATTCTTCATTAACCAAATTATTAATTTCAGTTATTACATTTTCTAAATCAGACATAAATGATTCGTTTTGAGTTGGAGAAGTTAATTGTTCAGGTGAAGTCCAACTTGTACCAAAATTTTCGTCAGGATTTTGTGTTGCGGATGGTTGTTCCATCCATCCGGTCGATAAACTCCATTGCCAACCATTAGGTCCCCAATCATCAAATTTAATCAATAATTGACCATTAATACAAGACCATTTACCTTTCATTTTTTCACCCGTTTTTGAGTCATTATATAACGCAGTACCATCTTGCCAAAAGTAACAATCGTTGTTTCCTGCAAATTTATATATTACAACAGAGTTCCCTTGAGTATCCGTAGTCATTTTAACTCCGGTTGGTAATGTCTTTAAACAAGACACCCAGTCCGGAAATATAACTGATGGTGTTTGTGTTTCACCATCTGTTTTATCATCAGGTTTAGTTGGTGTTTGTTGAGTACTTGATTTATTACAATCTTTAATCAAATTAGGATACGAGTTATTTAAAATATCAACGGAACTTTGATATTTTGGATTATCACTAATCACATATTCCGTAGTTTGACCTTTTTTACGGGCAACCCACTTACAATCTCTAACTTGGTATTCCCAAGTTTGATTACCGGTTGGGTCAGATAGCCAACCTTGTGATACACTACCACCACCTCCGGTATTTCCACCTCCATTATTACCTGAGGATAATCTACGTTCAAATTCAGCATAAGATTTTAAATCAAATCTAAGATTTTTTAATTTATTATAAAATTTATCATAAAATCTTTTACGTGATTCAACATCTGACATTAAACTTTTAAAACGTTCAAAATCACCAACATTTATCTTACCTTGTAACTTATCCCAAAGTTTTTTTAATTCAATTTCATTCATATTACCAAGTTTCTAAAGGTAAATTATTATCCGGTGTTGTTTCATCATCGGGGGGTGTGTTATCATCCGGTGTTTCACCAGGTGTTAATTTATCACCAACTTTCTCAACACCACTACTTAACCATCTTGATAATAACGGACCAAGAATTGGAATATTCTTTATATCCGAAATAGCACCAATTGTTGTGAAAGCTAACAAAATACAAATTATTGCATATAACGTATTTTTATTAAACACACCTCGAACACCTGTTGCAGCAGCATTTAAATATTCAGTTGATTTTTTCATTAAATTTTTAAACTTTTCAAGTTTGATTTTTGATAACTCATCATCGGCAGCTCTAAGTCTATTAATTACTTGGTTTACGGTACCAAGATTTAGTTTTCGTAATTCAGAATCTAATTGTATAAATTCAGATTTACTTAATTTGTTCATTTTTTGTGCTAAATCATTTAACAATTGAGCTTGAGATGATGTCATTCTTTTAAAAAAAAAAAAAAAAATTGATTCGGCTTCTTGAGATAAAGAGCCGGTTAGTTTCGGGGTACTTATTTTACTACCTGTATTAGGTTTTGGTGTTGCAGTTTTAGGTTTTAATTTTTTAGCAATTGTTTCTGCAACATCATCAGGATAACCCGCATTTTTAAATTTTTGTAAAATAATATCATACGAATCTTTTGAATATTTTTTGATAACATTTGGATTACTAACCATATTGTTAATCAATTTTTGTTTTGATGACAACTGTAACGCAGGGTTTTTAATTAAAGTTTGTTGAATGTGTGTTTTTCCGACTGAGTTTAACGCGTCGTCACCCATAGACTTTAAAGAATTAATTAACTCATCAGCACTTTTAATCTCAGTACCTATTACTGTTTTAAATTTTTTACCACTTTTAAAAATATCATCGATATAATTTCGAGCAATGTTTCCAATACCTGGTATCTGTATCTCAGAGATTATTTCAACATTTTCAGATAAAGTATGTTTCATATCATACTCCATTAATAATTTAATTCTATTTACTATTTCCATTTATTTATACTATTTATTTATCTATTTTATTTTTACGGTAATTGATTAATATCAATTTCAAAATTATCATTTGATAACAAATCAGCCATTTGTTGTTCTTTATCAATAAACGCACCACCAAGCACTTCATTACTACTTCCGGTTGCTTTATTAACACCATAGGTTAATCCTGCAGATGTCGCGATTTGACCTCCTTTTGTTGATGCTATTTTTTTAACACCTGAACCCGCAGATTTTAAACCTTGTTTTAGAACATTACTTTTTTGAGCAACATTAGAAATTTTAGGTTTAATTACCTTAGACGTTGCGGTTGATATCTCATCAACAATTGACGACACTTTTGAAGTTATATTTGAAGTTACCTTTGATAAATTTTTAATACCTAATTTAGTGGATAACCAACTAACTCCTTTACCAATCAATTCAGTTATTGATGAAATTTTTGAAGCTACTTTTTTAATCAAATTCGCAAACCAAAGACCTAATTTGGAAGTACTAATTTTTTGAATTATTTTCCCTAAAGGAAGATTTTTACCCATAATTCCCAATTTAGAAAATAACCCTCCAATTATTTTAGCTCCGGGGCCTGTCGTTATTACCGCAATAATATCAATCAATAAATTAGCCCAATCCCACTCACCTTGAATTCCTCGGTAAATATCGTATGCCAACATTGTACCCCAAACAATAACTAAAATCACATTTCCTCCGACAGCGGCACCAAATGTTGCTAAAAAGGTTTGTACCGCAGCTCCACCCCAACTTTGTAATGCGGTTCTTAATTGTTCAAAAAACCAACCAATACCTTTCTCTTTTAACCAATTAAATCCGGATGATATTTTTTCACCAATTTTAGAGAATAACCCATCTTCTTTTAATAATTCAAATTGGGTGTTAACCTTTTCAATAATGAAATCCCAAGACGAATTGATTTTATCAATATTACTTTCTTGGTTACTATCTTCGGTTATTAAATTATTAGAGAATTTAGTTTCAAATTCAAGTAAAAACTTATCTTTATCTGTACTTGTAAAGAAATTTGAGACATTATATACTGTTTCTCTAATAATTTTTTGTATATCAATATACTTTGTTAATAGATTTTTATACGATTGCTCAGAATTTTCTTTTAAAAATGTTAACCAAAAATTTAAATCGGTGGTATGGATATCAAACGATTTGTCGGTATGTACATCATATATGATATTTTCATATATGATATATCTTCCGTTGTGTGATAGTTGTATTTGTGAGATAAAATCCATTTAATTAATTGTTTTATATAAATATGTTTAACTTGGAATTTAAATCAAGGAACCGGATTTGCGTGTCCTCTTGTTACACCACTTTCCCATTTCTCACCTTTTAATCCTAATTTATTGGCCTTACCACGAGTTAAACCTGTTTCCCATTTTCTTCCGGCACTATTTGTATTTCCACCCCCACCTTCAGCAGGAGCCGATTCTTGTTCATCTAATTCCATATCCAAATGACCTTCGGATTTTGGGGTATATTCTCTCATTAAAGAGATTAAATAATTAATATCACTTTTCATATTTGATAAATATTTTGATATTTCATAAAAAAGTAATACATTTGTAAAAAAATAAAATACTATGAGGAAATTACTTTTATTATTCTTGATTTTATTCACATTTAATTCTTGTGAAGTTTATCAAGAACCAACATTATTATCATTGAGTGGTGAGTATGTGGTCGATAGAGTCACACTATTAAGTACTGAAAATACAACAAATACGGGAGGAACAATATTTCAACCCGGGACTCATTATATTAATCCTTATGATATCTTACCATTGGATGATATTCAAGTTGGATTTACTCGTTGGCATTTAGATTATAGTGTTATTTCATTTTATCCAATACAAACTAACGATGGAATAACACATTGGCAGAGACAGTATTATTATTCAGTGATTAACCATAACAACATATATGATTTAGGGTATATACAATTTTACGTTAATGGAAGTGTTAGAACCTTTAAAATTCTTGATGATGGTGTTGAAAGTTTAACTCTTCAATCTACCGGATTATGGACGTATTCTAATTCAGGACCAAACCAAATAGTAACATTACATCTTACTCGTATCGGACCATAATAATAAACCCCTCTTAACGGAGGGGTTTATTTTTTAATCTTCAAATCCAAAATCGTAATCAGGGTTTTTTCTCCATTGATTTGTTTCATCTTCAACTTTATCTATACCTGAAGACCAAGCTTTTTCCCAATCTTCTTGATTGTTGTGTTGGTCCCACATCATATTATGTTTACGATGAAGTTTATGTCTAATATCGTCCGGTAATCTTTTTGGTTTAGCATCCATTTCGGCACGTTTCAAATCATCACGTCTACGTCTTTCTTTAGCAAAATCAGTTTTCAAATATGAATCCATACCTGGAGCAAATCTTTTATCCATAAAATCTTCTTCAGATTCCGTATCAGGATTAAATCTTCCTCCGATATGGTCTACGAATGTATTACTTAATTCCATATCAGACATATCTTTTACGTCTTTATCTTCACGTAATGTTTTTTTCATCCCTATGTGCATTTCAAGGATTCTATTTTTCTCTGATTCAGAGATGTTGTTAAATAAGTTTTTCATTTTTTTATTGTTTATTTTTTAATATAATTGAGCGTCCGGTAATTTATTTGGATATATTAAATAATATTCATTCAAAAAAGATATTACCTCTTGTTCATCTAAATCTTCTTCATCAATATCACCAAATAAGTAAATGTCATCCTCATCTTCTTCTTCATAAAAATCGTCAACATTTTCAGCTATGTTATAACCAAATGTTCTAACTTCTTCAAGTGTGATTTGGTCGGTTCTAATTTCGTCGTCATTATCGTTTATTAATCTAAATGTAACATCCAAAGTTTGTGATGCTTCATTAATATAAAATGACTCTAACTCTTTAATTTCCATTTTTTTTAATCTTCAATTTCCTTATCGAAAGCGTTGTGGAATTTTCCGTGTCTTTTATATAGATTTCGTTTATCCACTTCACCTCTCCATCCTAAATACTCTGATGTTGGAGTAAAATCCTTGAAATGTTTTGGATGTCTTTTAACTTCCGGGTGTAAATCGTGTAATTCTTCGTCAGACATACTACCAAAATCTAATCTTTCTTCATCCATCGGAAATGGTGAATCAACAATTGGTCTATCTTGAGGTTGTTCTGTTGGTTTAACATCAATTACTTTAACAATGTAATCCGACAATCTTTCACATTCAATTTCAGGTAAAAATCCTTTTGTGTACCATTCACCTATTTTGTTTTTTCCTCTTCTTTTTAAGTTAAATTTTGAAATTGTTTTTTGACTAGGGTTCAGTACGTTTATAACACATCCCCCATTTTTAAATTCAAAGAAGAAACTACCATCACCTTCGGTTTTTTTAACCAATACTTTTTTACCTCCGGTGTTTTGAGCATCAACAAACCCTTTATCTCTTAATTTAGAATCCAATGTTGATTGTTCATTGATAACTCGTTTAACAATCTTCATTAAATCTTTCTCGGTTAATTTTATTACTTTTTTCATATTAATTGTATTTTGTAAATCTTTTGAACATATCCAAAGATTCTTTTAAATTATCAAATAAACCTTCAACTTCATCGGTATCAATATCTTTCATTATCTCTGAATCAAAATCAAACACAATATCATTATCACCTAATTTATCCTCAAATCTACGTGGCATTTGTTCTTCATACTCATTATCTTCTCGGTCAAAATCATCCATATCCCAGTCATCATCACCAAAAACTCCGTGGTCTAAATCCATTGGTCCATCACCTATCATATCTAATTGTTCTCCCATTGAAACGAAGTATCCTTCATCTTCCTCGGATTCAAAAGTCTCTTCAGTATCGTAGATTGCTCCCGGAGAAACGTGACCTTGTTCTTTTGGTTCTTCTTCTGAGAATAACCCGGTAGATTTTCCATCGTATCTCATTTCGTTTATGTTCATATTTTTATAACCGGTTACCACACCTTTATTGCTAACAGTCAGACCTTCCTTATCATTAGCCATATCTTGAACATATAATGGTTGTTCGTTAGATGGTTGGATATAACTGGTTACATAACCATCGTACACTTGTTTATGTTGGTCAAGAATATTACTTCTTTCCTCATTAGTCATTTTGAAAAAATATGCGTTCATATTGTTTGTTTTGTATTAAGCAACACCTGTTGTGGTATCGTCTTGTTGATTATTCATTGCAAAATCTGCTTTTGGAACCGTAGTTCCTTGTTTGTTTGATTGACAAAACTGATTTGTTAGTGAGTTAATTAATTGTTTATTATATAGTTTTGGATTTTCGTCAGAAGGTTTATCAATTTCATTCTCAGTCACCCAATTATCACCACATTTAAAGTTAATACTAACATCTGTTGACATTATTAAACTAACTCCTTGATTAAAATTACGTTTTATAGTAACAATTTTATCACTTAATTGTGGTTGACCTAATTCTTGGGAGTTATCGTATAAATTTATAGTCATACCCTCCGCAACCTTTTTTATTTGAGGTTGAGTTACTGGTTTTGGTTTTACTGTAGGTCTATTTGGTGGTGTTTGACCGGGAATTTGAATTGGTTTACCAACCACAGTTCTTGGTTGAGGTCTTGGTTGTGTTATAATTGGTTGACCCGGAAATGTTGATTGTTCTGAAATAACATTCTTTTTAGCTGAGTGCATTTCTAAAATTCTTTCTTTTTCTTCTTGAGAAATATTGTTAAATAAGTTTTTCATATTCTTGAGTTTGTTTATATATATGTTTATGTTTTATAAAAGGATATATGTGTGCACTATCTTTGTTGCAAATTGTTTAATGTATCTATTAATGTTTTCCATACTTTCTTCCATACCTTTACTTTCTAAGTATCTAATCACACCATTAATCATTTCCGCTTGAGATTGATTAGCGTGGTCTAAAACAATTTCAAAAGCTTCCTCATTACTAATATTTTTATATTTGAATTCGTGTTCAATTCTTTCACGACCAATCCATAAATAAGGTCCCGCCTCCATCATATTAACAATACTAGATTCTCTAACCATTAACAAATATTTTTTGATAAATTTCATATTAAAAAATCTGAAAACTTCAAGATTATCCATAAAAAATTTATTTCTATCATCTTCCTTTAATGATTTTTTCTTTCTTTCTTTATTATCCCACATATCCTCACCTTCAATTAATGATAACGTACTACCATTATCCCACTGAACGTCATATTGGTCTGAACCAAATATTCTATACGCCCTTTTAACGGTACCCCAAGTTCCCGGAAGTACCGATGTCTCATTCGACATATGTAATAATATAACCCTATCTCCGGGTTCTAATTTTGGATTTATCATTTTTTACCTATTAAACTTAATTATAAATACTTTGATTATATTTATATTTAAGAAATATGATAAATAATCTGACCCTACCATATATGGATGTGGCAACAGATAGTAATAAATATCGTCAGGGACTGACGATTACAAACGTGGAGGTTAAATAAAGACAATTTAGATTAGAACAACCGGTGAAACGTTTAAATTTCTGAGCTAAGTTTCAGAATCCAAATCATCGTTAAATGGTTTGGTAGTTCAAATGTGTATGAATATGAATATTTTAATTACGGAATCCCAACAAAAAATGATTTTAAAGGAATCGTTAGGTAATGAATTGGGTGAAATTTTAAAGAAATACGAAGAATTAGGTAAATCAATTTCTTCTCAATTAAAAGAAATTATAGGAAATGACCGATTTGGGTTATTAACTTTTAGTGCCTCAGTTGGGGGATTTTTAGGTCCTGTAATGGACTTTATTGATAATAAATACCCAACAATGAATGACTTAGAAATAAGTTTATTACTAACCGGTGTTTTTGCTACATTTTTTTATAATAGTCCAACTTTATTGAGAAAAGTAAAAAAATTAATCACAGAAAACAATCTTAATTCTGAATTTAGAGATGTTTTGAATATATCAAAAGAGTTGAAGAGTGTTTTTTATGATTTTATGGAAAGTCTTAATATCACATTCTTTAAAGTCTCAAATATTTTAGGTTTTACCTTCTTAATTCCATTATTACCTTACATTCACGAACTTTCAAGAGGTGAAATAACTTCACAGGATATAAATAGAATTGTTAAAATTTTGTTATCATATGGTGTTATAACAATTTCATCTGTAACTTTAAAGGAAATTATAACAAAACTAATTAAGAGATTTAGAGGTTAATCGTCACCATTATAAAAATCACACATTTTACTTGAAAATATTGAATGTCCGGTGTAATCCCAATAATCCGCCCATATATCACCAATATTCCTCATATTTGCGTAAGTGTGTCCATATAAATCACAATTTTCCAATTCCATATATTTTGTAGTTTCTTCCCAAATGATATTGTCTCCCGGTATTCTAAAGTCATCACTACTATCATTCATATAACCAGTAATAACATTTACAATATCTTCGGTTAGATTTAAAACTTCTTCACCATCAATAGTCATTCGGTAACATTCAACAGATATATCAAGAACAACTCCATCTTCAATATAAATGTCCGAAACATCATATTCTACATAGAATTTAACTATTTTTCTCTCATTATTACAAAAGAAAAATCGTTCTAATACTTTTGGTGAATTTTTTATAACTTCTGAAGTAACATAGTTAGAGAAACTATCCGGAATTTCCCCACCAAACCTTGGAGATTCAATTCCATCCACATAAATAACCTTAACGTTTATTAAAATATCCCCAAAATTAGCTCCAACCATATCACAAGCATCTACTACAATATGTTTGGATTTACAATGGAAATAATCCCACATCCAAGGACTGTTTGGTTTTTTTGAGGTTATATATAAATCATAACTTAAATTAACTATACCATCGTAAGTAAATTCGTATATAACATTTTTAAAATTAAAATTAAAAAGTCTAACCGGATGAGTTAGTTTTTCAAGGTAACGTGTAACACCTTTAATTTCCGGAATAGTAATCATTATTCATTATCTAATATAATGTTTATGACTTTTTGTTCTTCGTTAAGAGTTAGTCCGTGAATTTCTTTGTGAGTTTCAAACCATTCGGATACCACATTTTTAAATGGTAGTCGTCTCAGTTTCGCTAATCGTCTAAATCCTGCTCGTTGAGATTTAATCTCGTCTAATTGAGTATAATAATCAAACGATTTTGTTGGTGGTTCTTGGTATTCTTTACCTTCAGTTATATATTGGAATCCGTGTTCTAATTCGTGAGTTATCACTTCATTTAATTCTCCAATGATATTATAAATGTATTTTTTTAAGTTTTTAGGATTAAATTTTATTGCAATTTCAATAACATCATCCTCAGATGAATAATTACCATTTAATTCATACCCATCAAGATTAGAATCTGTTTCTAAAAATAAATCAACCGAATAAGTGAAAGGTAGATTACTAAATGAATATTCTTCACCATCATCACCCGGTAAAGTAAATTCCCCATCCTGTTTGTTTTTAATAACATTCAAGATATCTTTAACCGTTGTTCTAACGGCAATTCTACTCATTCTACTCATTTTAGATTCTGTTATGGGTTCTTTTAAATCAAATTTTAGTTCGTCAATAGTTGTTCTTATATCAGAGTCAAAGATAATCAAAAATTTTTCAATATCCAAATTTAAATTACTATAAAATCTATATAATCTATTTTCAAAACTTTTCGCGATTATTTTACCCTCATCAGTTGGTGCCGGGTCAAATAATAATTGACTTAACTTGTCGTGAAGACCTACAATAGTTACTGTTAATAGTGCGTAATCATAATATTCACCAACACTTATCATTTTTCGATAACCGGTAATTTTAAATTGATAGTCGATATCGGCAGGTGTTGGATAGTCCGAAATAATCTCACCCTTGTATTTAAATACTCGGTCAGATATCATCCTATTAATTCTTTCTATTTGTTTTTCTGTTAACATACTAATAAATACTTTAATTGTTGGTTAATCTTTTTTTTATGGTTTTTTTTTAATATCTTTGTCCTATGGAATTAATATCAACACACCCCGTAAAAAAGTCCGATTTAGGTTTTCACGGAAATCTATTTGGTGGGACTTTATTAAAATTTATAGATTCTGCCGCGGCGGGTTATGCTATGCAGTTATGCGACACACCAAGAATGGTTACGGTTGCAATAGATAAATGTTTTTTTGAAAAACCGGCAAGGGAAGGACAATTAATAAAAATTTATGGTTACCCGTCGGCCATCGGAACAACATCGGTTACATTATATATGGAAGCAAGAGCCCATAATGTTTATACCGGAAATCAAATAATTATATTAAGAACGAATATTAAATTCGTTATGATTGATGAAGGAGGAAATCCAATTCCGATTGGTGATAAAGGAAGAAAAAGAATACAAAACTTAATAGACACAAATGAAAACAGGAATTGATTTTATTAAAGAAGAACGAGAACGACAACTTAATGTTGAAGGTTGGTCTTCAGAACACGACGACAAATACTTGTCAGATGAGTTGGCTAGAGCAGCCGCAACTTACGCAATACCAATTAATGCTCAATATATTTTTGATGGTGCATTTGGAATAAATTACCGAGGAACTTTATGGCCTTTTGACAAATCTTGGTATAAACCAAGTCCTGAGGATAGGATTAAAGAATTATCTAAGTCGGGAGCATTAATTGCTGCGGAAATTGATAGATTAAATAGATTAACATTAAGAAAAGAAAATGAAAAATCCTAAATTTGACTTTAAGGACATTACTATTGTTCCTGAAACAATTTCAACAATTACTTCAAGAAATGAAGTTAGTCCCTACAATGAATTATTATATCTTCCGGTAATGGTATCACCAATGGATACTGTTGTGGATGAAAAAAATTATAAATTATTCGAGGATAATCTAATACCGGTTTGTATGCCAAGAGGACATTACGATTACCCGGGAACATTTAAATCAATTTCATTAGATGAATTTGAAACATACGTTAATTGGTATATTGAAAATGAAAATTTTGGTGAAGTGAGAATATTGGTTGATATTGCGAACGCCCATATTGAAAAATTACATAAATTATGTAAAAAATTTGTTAAAAACAGAAAAAACCCAACCCACGTTTTAATGGTTGGAAACATTGCAAATCCAAAAACATATAAAGAACTAGCCAAAATTGGAGTTGATTATGTGAGAGTTGGAATTGGTGGTGGTTCAGGTTGTTTAACGTCGGCAAACACCGGTGTTCATTTCCCGATGGCTTCTTTAATCCACGAATGTTATCAATATAAGAAAAAAGGTGGTTACACAACCAAAATTGTCGCCGATGGTGGATTCAGAAATTATGACGATATCATCAAAGCGATTATGTTAGGTGCCGACTACGTAATGCTAGGTGGTATTTTAAATAAATGTTTAGAATCTTGCTCAACAACTAATTTATTTGGTATTCCGTTAAGTAAAGGTATATCAAAAAGAATTTGGAATAATCATAAATGGTTAAGAAAATATCTTAAAAAATCATTTAGAGGAATGAGTACCAAAGAAGTTCAGAAAAAGTGGGGTAGAGAAAATCTAAAAACATCTGAAGGTATCGTTAAAACAAACCCGGTGGAATATACCATAGGACAATGGACTGAAAATTTCAAAGATTATTTGAAATCGGCAATGTCTTACACTAATTCAAAAACTCTTGATGACTTCCGGGAATCAGAATTTGTATTTATAACTGAAAATGCATTAAAAAGATTTGATAAATAATTAATTTGTCCATTTGTTTTATATTTATTTATAAAACAAATGGACATATGATTTTAGATGATAAAGTTAAAATTACTTTAATACCTCGTATTTATAAAACTTTAAAAGAAAAGTACCCAAATTATAATTTATTAGACGTTGCCGAAATAAATGTTGAGGATTTAAGTGATAGTAGTACAATTTTAATTAATTGTTGTTGTGAAATATGTAATATTAAAAATCAATTACAATATAGAAAATATCTCATAAACAAATCAAGATACGGTTATTATTCTTGTAAAAAATGTAAAAATAAAAAAACTAATATAACTAAAGAATTATTATATGGTGATTCAAAATATAATAATTCTAAAAAAATGATATCAACTAAAGAAAATTTGGGTATATATATACCTCTAAATCAGTTAGAAGATTTTAAAAAATATAGAAAAATAGTTAATCGATTCACATACCATTCAAAAAAAATATTATTTAATACTTGGAATGGATATGATTTTTACGATAATGAATTTATTAAAGATAATTTTATTTACGAATCTAAAAATATGTTATACCCAACCGTTGACCATAAAATTTCAATTCACGAAGGGTTTATTAAGAATATACCTCCATACGTGATTGGTGGGTTAGAAAATTTATGTATAACTAAACGAAAAATTAATCTTAATAAACGTAATATTCAAAATTATACACACAATAAATAATTTCATTTTTCACTATATTTATAGTATAAAAGAATTTTAGTTATGAAAAATTTAAATGAGGATTTACATAGTTTATTAGTGAATACAACGGGTTTAATTACCGCCGCTGTTGCTATTAGATTATTTGGTAAAAAAATATTTTTAGCAATTGTTGGGCAATTACTTAAATATGGGTTAACCGTAAAAGATAAATTAGTTTTTAAAACAATTATAGATTTATTTTCAAATCATCCTGAAAAATTACTTATAAAATATAAAAAAAATAATGATTATTACCAAATATCAATTGATTTACGTCATTATGATAATGATATGATTTTCACAGATGGTCTAAACCCATTTAAAAATATGAGGACTGATGATTTTCCGGTAAAAATGAAAATTTATGAAAATGATAATGTTATTATGAGACATTTTTTACCATATTCAAAAAAAATTCCGGGAATATACTCATCTATGATTGATTTTTTAAAATCAAATGGTGATGAAGATAATAGTGTTAGAGACCAAGATGAATATAGTGATTTAATGGATTTGATGAGAGAACATTTAGGTAGTAAAGAACCTAACTATGAAGAAACTTTATCCAAATTAAAAGAAGAAAATCTAACATCTTTATCTGAAAAAATATCAAATTTACTTAATATTGACGAAAAAATTGTTTTAACTGCATTAAAAAATGTGATACATCACAATGTTGGGAAATATAAAACTAAACATTTTGGGGGTCTAGTTAATAATATTTATGATAACGCAATTTATTTGCATAATAAAACATTAACAACGGAATCAGTACTATATACTAATAAAAAAGTAAAAATGAAAAAAATAGTAATTAACGAAAAAGAACTTCGAGAATCAATTAGAAGACATTTAATGGAACAAGATTCCAATTCTTCTTCAGATAAAAAAGAAGAACAAAAACCAAGATGTGTTGCTGGGAATGTGATATCATTGGATGATATGGTCGGTCCATCTAAAAATTTCAGTACATACGCAAATATACTTAAACGTGATGGTGGTATTAACGGAATGGTTGATACATTAGACGTATTAAGAACATTAAGATTACATAACGGGATTTCCGATAATGGAGAACACTTAGCTTATAACTTAATGAACCACATTAATAAGTTTAGAAACAAAAACTATTTTGATGAAACTAATGGTGAATGTTTAAAAGCTATGGATAAAGTTATTGAACTTTATAAAGAAAACGAACACGGGGAAGAACTTGTTAAAGACATTGAAAAAGTGTTAGGACATCCTGACCCATCTCCAAGAGCTAAAGAATATCTGAAAAGATGTTTAGTTTTAGTTAAGGAGAAATAATATACTCCACCATTGGGGACGTTTAGGACCGTTATCAGTGATGGTAACAAATTAAAAGGGGAGATTCGCTATCATCCCCTTTTTTTATTTTGGTTGATATTTATATATGAGTAAATAAACGATTAAACCTTAAAAAAAATGGCAAAACCTAAATCAGGTTCCTCTTCAAGTACTAAACTATCTTTTAACAAGAAAAAAGTTTCCGGAAGACACAAAAAATCTAGAAACAAACACGACAGAACTGAAAAGAATTACAGAGGTCAAGGAAAATAATTATTAAGTATTTTGATATGAAACAATGTGGTAATTGTAAAGAAATTAAAGAATTAACCGAATTTACTAAATGTAAAAGATTAAAAGACGGTTTAAACTGGGAATGTAAAATTTGTAATAATAATAGACATAAAAAATACAGAGAAATTAATGCTGAAAAAGAAAAATTACGACGACAAAAAAAATATTCTGAAAATAAAGAACACGAATTAAGAAAGGTCTTAGAATATCAAAAAAATAGAATGTTAAATGACCCGTCTTATAAAATGTTACGTCGTATCAGAGATAGGCATAGTAAAGCAGTTAAGTCTTCCGGGAAATTAAAAAATTTTAGAAATACAGAATTATTAGGTTGTGAATCAAGTTTTTTAAAAGAATATTTTGAACAGTTATTTTCCGATGGTATGAATTGGGATAATTACGGTAAATTATGGCAAATAGACCATATTCACCCTTTAAGTCGAGTTGATTGGGATGATGTTGAACAGGTTAAAAAAGTATGTCATTATACTAATTTAAGACCTTTACTCACCGAATTAAATTTGTCTAAAGGTAATAAATTAATAATATAGTATTTACTCATAAATCATTAAAACTAAAAATTATGGGTTTTTTCTCAAGTATTTATCGCGGTATTAAAGGATTGTTCACTGACGAACACGGAGTAGTTTCATCAAAAAGATTTGTGGGGATTATGTGTTCGGTAATGTTGTGTGTTACTATGTATCACAATAGTTTTTCATCAGTGGAAGTCTCACCTTCACCAGTATTAGTTGATGCGGTTGCATTATTAGCATTTTCTTCACTTGGTTTATCGTCTGTCGATAAATTCACAAGTAATAGAAAAAAAATCAAAGATTCTACTAAACAAGAAGAGTAATTTATGGCATATGTTTATAGACATATTAGATTAGATAAAAATGAACCGTTTTATATTGGAGTTGGGTCTGATTCCAATTATTCAAGAGCGTTCACTAAAAGAAGTCGTAATCAACATTGGACAAATATTACAAATATTACTGAATATGATGTGGAAATATTAATTGATGGCGTATCATTTGAATATGCATGTAAGAAGGAGATTGAATTTATTTCATTATATGGTCGTATAGACAAAAAAAATGGGCCATTAGTAAATTTAACTGATGGTGGTCAAGGTACTCTTGGTTGGAAACACGAAACACCTTATTGGTTAGGTAAGAAATTACCTGAGAGTATGAGAATTAATTTATCCAATCACGCAAGAACAAGAATTGGTAATAAAAACCCATTTTATGGTAAAAAACATACAGAAGAATCAAAATTAAAAATAAGTCAAAAATCATTAGGTAGAGTTGTTCCTGTAGAAATTAGAAATAAAATAAAAGAAAGTATTTCTAAATCAGAATTATTCAAAAACAGAAATGTTAACCCTAGAAAAGGTCTCAATAATCATAAATCAAAAAAAGTTATTAATACTGAAACGAATATTGTTTATGAAAATCTAAGAATTGCTAGTGACACTACCGGTATTAATTACAGTAAATTACGGTCATATTGTCAAGGTAAAGTTAAAAAAATTTCTAACTGGAAGTATTATTAAAAATTAACCCCCACTTTAAATGGGGGTTTTTTATTTACCTATAGCATCTTTTTCTGATATTGTAATTGGGTGTAATCCGGTGAAATTATTTACAACTTCTTTAACAATTTCATTGGTTGTCCAAACAATACTATGTTCCGATTCCGGGTTGTATTCTCCTTCTACTAAATAAACCACGATTGTGTTGGGTTCCAAAGTTAAGAATCCGTGAGCTTTGTTATTTGGTATTAGAACCGAATCAGTATCCCGAAGTACAATATATTCAGTATCACCGGTTTCTAAATCAACCATAAAATCAACAATTGAACCCTGGACCACTTTAATATACTTTGTTTGTGGGGGATTTGACTGATAATGAAGACCTCTGAAGGTAAATTCTTTATCATTGACACTGATTGAACACTGAGTCCAAATTTGACCTAATTCCGTTGTTGAAATGGGTGTGTAAGACCCTCTATTATCTTTGAATGTTTTATGTTCTATTCTTTCCATATTATGTAAGGTATTGTAATAATTTTTCTTTAACACCGGATTGTTTAATTCCTTCATTTTGTCTTGGTGTATGAACAAAGTTGGATAATCCCCACTTTTGTTCTCTATCATAACTATCCTTCTCACCCAATTCCAAATCATCAACACAAACCCAATGAGTTATTTCCGGATGGTCGATTAGATATTGTCTGATTTCAATACATCTTTGTTGTTCATACATTGTTCGTCTAACCCATTCAAATTCATCAGGTTTATCACATCCAATGTATCGTTTGGTAACACCGATTGGTTTTTTAATAATACCTTCAGAAAGGTAATATTCTCCAAGTTCTTCTAAATTCGCATACAATCTCCAATCTGAGGAAACAACTATTTCCGCACCGGTTTCTTCCAATATTTGATTTAAAACCTTGATAGCTTTTTTATCAAAATAGTCAAAACGATATTTTGCCTCAACATCCGGGTCATTCATATCCAAGGATATTTTATCTTTCTTTCGTTTTTTAATACGACTACCCCAATTGTTCGATAAACAGATAACACCATCGTTATCTAAAAAAATCACTTTCATTATTCCTCGTAATTATATTTTGATAATTCATCCCAAATTTCTTGAGATGTTGCAACTTCACACATTTCCGCAGTGAATCCGTTAATACCTCGTCTAAACCCATTAGGAAACCAAGGTCCTTCACCATTTAATCTAATAAATGTTGCAAAACTATTTAACATCCATCGAGATTGTATTTCATTATTTGGGTTATCAGCACAATCACCATACCAAATATCAATACATCCTTCGGTACATTTATGACGTGAGAACTTAACCCATCCTTCTTCTATTCTTTCCTGAGTTTTCATTATTTTAATTTTTTAATCCTATCTTGGGTCTCAATTGATAGTTTAACAGTAATTGGTTTCCCGTTTTTAATTAATTTCCGTATTGCGTTTGAAATTTGTCTTGATTCTTTTGAATTAATTAAAATTTTTCCCAATGGTGATGCAACCGGTGTTGAAGACCCTGTGAAAATTCTTTTGTATTTACTCATCTTCATCCTCTTCTTCCGGCTCGTTCGCCTCAATTATTTTTTCTTCCCTTAAATTGTAAAGTACATCTCCCAAGCTATCCTGTGATAGGATATACTTTCTAATCTCGTCTATTGTAAATGTTCTACTCATATTTTTATATTATTTTTTCTTAACTTTACTTGCAAATACAACAGATTTATCGTCATATACGTTTATTACACGACACCCTCTCTTCCATTCTGTTTCAGCAATCCACACGTTATGCGTAATGCCTTGCTGACGTTCTCCGATTGACATTCTCGTTTGAAATTTTTAATTAAACCATTTGAGTTCTGTCGTTCCATTGAAGCCTTTTTGCCATACAAACCAAGCGTAAGAAGTTGCACTACCTTTCATAGCATCAAAGTTTCCGTTTATTGCACATTT